GTTAGCTTATAATTAAAAAAATGCATAATCACTTTTTAATAAACAAGAGCCATCAATTGACAGCTCCTGTCTTATTGTTATGCTTCATAAAGTCAAGGTATTCCCTTACTTTTTGTATCATAAAGTCAAGGTTTAACCTGACTAAAAGGATACGAAGCATACAATAGATATAAAATATCAGTTTCCGTTATATACCAGATTTACTATGAGAATGAATATCCAGTCCTTCATATATCAATGAGAATAGTGAATTGATAAAGTCCATATTGACAGACTCTCCATTCATGAATCTATACAGCTGATAAGAGCTCACATTGTAATCATCTGCAAAGTGAATGACTCTATATCTTCCTGTTATCTTTTTTCTCAGCTCAGATCTCATCCAGTCAGTGAGCTGCTCATCCCTAAAAAGGGAGATCATCATCGAACTCATCTGATATAGGTTTTGATTTAAATTCTTTCTTTGGCTCTGGAGCTGATTGGATCTCACTCTTGACATATGGCTCCCCGAATGCAGCTGAGAAATATTCTCCTGCTTTCTCTCCATTTTTGGACCATAGAGATATCTCCCATTCTTTTCCATCAATAGTCACCTTTCCTCTCCAGTCAGGATGAGTATCTTTGCTCTTGTAATTGTTGCGGAAGATTGCTCCGCTGTTGTTTTTCTGCTCCATTTATTTATTGTTTAATTGATTAACATAATTCACATACAGCTCAGAAGCTGCATCAAGTTTCTCTATCATTTGACTCTCCAGATCCTGATCACGTTCAAAAGGAATGACAGTGATTCTCTTGTCAGGATCAATATGGTCCACTCTGTGCAGTGATAGGTTATCCCATTGACTGAGCAGATCATCATTAGTAGTTACCATGCAATATATCAACTCAGATGTTGGCCTGTCATAGAGATACATATAAGCTCGAAGCTGCCATTCATAGTCATTGTTCATTCCATCCCCTGCAAGAGCAGGGAAAGTCTCCAGGCTCCATGATGTCTTGATGTCAATGATATGATCATCCAGCAATATATCGCATTCTCCTGTCATGATATCATTGATCAGTCTCTTGTCATTCTTCACATATGAAGTCATCCTCACAGCATTGAGAAGATTGATAGAATCCTGCTCCTGTTCCTGACCTTTGATCACATACTTATTGTTTAGGTCCACATTGTATCCAAAGAAGTCCTGTTTTGCAACTGACTTGATATAGCTCTTTGCAGTCTCTGATAAGATCTCTGACTTGCTCCTGGTATTGGTCATGATCTTTCCTATTGATGATGGATGCCACTTCATAGCAGTAGTATTGATTTCTGTTGTACTTCAGTTAATTCATAGCTTGATACAGCTTTCTTGAATGCATCCACTGTCATCTCTCCAGCTGCTACCTTGTCAATCCCTTTCTGGAATCTATCTGCTGGCATTGCTGGCTTGCTCTTTGCGGCCTCATTTCCATCGTCATCCACTGCCTGCATTGACATGATTGACTGAAGAGAATACCTTCTGAAGTAGGTCACAGCAGATCCGAGCTGCTGGGCATTGTTAGATACCGGAAGATCAATGAATGATTCAATCCTATCTCCAGAGTCAATGTCAATGATCTGAGTGACTACTTTATTCTCTTGAATAGGTTGAAGGAGGAGAAGTCCATTCTCTAAAAGTACAGACTCTATCACTTCCAGCAGTGCATTGAGGTCTGCATATGATTTCTTGAAATGGGGATTAGTTGAATTCTTCATCACTTTGCCCATTTGATTTTTGGCCTTCCACAGTTTCATGTAGATTCCAACCACAGGAAGATCCTGGTCTTCTGTCTTTTTTGCTCTCGTTGTCATATAAAAAGGTGTTTAATATTTACAAATATAAAAATAATTATTGAATAATATCATACCATTCAAGAAAAGAATCAAAATCTTTTGCAATAAAATAAAGACCTCCAGCTCTTTCAATCTTCTCTTGATAGATCTTCTGATCTTCTGACTGTCTATCCTTGCCTATCTTGACCTCAATCTTCACAGACTTTCCATTGATTGTAGCTGAGATATCAGCTGATCCTTTTGT